TACAGCAGGTACACCCGTTGATACTAGTGATTTGGTTGGAATTATCAACCAATTCTTAGGACAAGGTGAACAAATTAGTGCTGACGTAACTACTATTACAAATGGTATTTACAAAAAATTTGGTGCAATTGATAAAGTAACTAATAGAACTGAAATTGTGACTTCTGGAATATGGAGTGGTGATACAGGTTCTTTGGATGTTAAGGCAAACTACACATCATCTGCACAACAAACCGCAGCAAGTGGTAAATATTATTTAGACGTATATGACACAATTGCAACGGGTTCTGGAGAAGTTCAGTTTTCGATTGCATATGGTGATGTTGCAGGGAATGGTGCACCAACATTAACACAAAATGATTCATCCACAATGCCAACTAAGGCAATCTATAATCAATTAAAAAATGTATTATTAGATACGGCGGATAATTATTTTAGTATTTATACTGGTTCAACTGCAGGTGGTGCAGATATGAAATCATTTTACGCAATCAATGTCAATAGAGCAAGATATAAAGAAAGATTAGACCCAGGAAATATTTCAATTGATTTATCGGGTTCAATTAGAACTATTACTTTAATTGATGATAGTGGTGGAACTGACGAAAATGTAACAACTGCAGGTAGAGTTTATAACTTAGTTAGTGGTTCATTAAATATTGGTTCAGCATTAACTGCATCAATTGCTACATCTAACGGATATAGTGCACCAAACGGACAAGGATATGGTTTATTTTATCCAGATATGGGTATCATACTATTAAATCCAAAAGCATTGGCATCAGCTTGTGATAATAAATTGGGAGAAGCAAGTGGTTCTATTACAAATACATATCATCAAAACAATGGTAATAAATCGGGTTCAGTAGCATTATTAATGGCAATTAGTGGTGGTATGGATTTCCAAGTAAGAAGAACTGAAAACGTTTCTACATCTCATTATTTTGTAAGAGCAAACAATAGAGAATTTAACTTCTCAAACAATCCAACATTCGTAACTGGTTCGGTTGGAGCATTTGTTAACTCATCATTTGAAAGAGACCCTAAAGTTTACATTACAACTGTTGGTTTATACGATGACGCAAATGAATTATTAGCAGTTGCAAAAACATCAAAACCGGTTGAAAAATCATTTGATAAAGAAATTGCAATTAAAGTTAAATTAGACTTCTAATCGGAGAATAAAATAAAAAACTATAACCCACCTTAATTTGGTGGGTTTTTAGTTTTAAGATATTTATATACGATATGTTAAAAAGAATACCAAAGTCAGATATTAGTATTAGGCCGTTTAAGGCATATAAAGAATGGAGTTTTACCAATAGTGATTCCGGTTCAATTACACTATTGGAGGCGGATAATAATTCAACGGATTTAAATTTAATTACAACGGGTAGTTTACTTGGTTCCGAATATCCTAAAAATTCTATATACGGACAATTAAGAGCTCAATTTTATAATGGAAACGAAGATAATCCATTTACAAGAACCAGCTTTAAAACAAATCAATATAATGATAACCCAATATCAAAAGAAAGATTTTTAAGTGGAAGTGCAAAAGTAATTTCAATTCCACAAATATATGTTGGAGAAGGTATCAAAAGAGGTTCTGTCATATTACTTGATAATACTGATAATATAGAAGATGATTCATACGGAAATTTAATTATAAGCGGAAATGATACTATAAATTTTTCAACATTTAATTTAGAAAATGACCAATATACATTTGATTTATTAGGAATAAACTATACAGTAACAATAACAACTATTAATTTAGAAACAGGACAATTAATTTGGTATTATAATGGAGAAGTATATATAACTACAATCGTTTCATTTGATATTAACTCTGGTGATATGGTAGTTATTAATGTGGATTTTGTATCTAATGAAAACTCAGCAGAAAAAGTAGGAAACATTTTCTACAATTCAGGATTGATAACTTTAACAAGAAAACCAAATACTAGATTATTAACTAATTGGGATTTATCATTTAAATCTACACAAACAATATATGAACACGAATATTTGTTAATTGTAAACGAAGATGAATTTAATGTTTCACAAAACCCATCTGCAGTAGTTGAAATTGGTAGAGAAACTTCTTTCATTACAGGTTCGGATGGTAAAATATATAAAACAACCACAAACCCAGGTGTTAAATATATTAAAAAATTAACAACATTAGAAACCGGAAATATATTAGATTATAGATTTAGTGGTTCGGTAACATCATCGGTAACGCATGATTATATTAAAGCTGGATTCGAACATTACGATGTAAGTGGTTCGGTAGATACAACGGGTTCATTCTTAGCACCTATGATTACAACTATTGGTTTATATGATGATAATTGTGATTTAGTAGCAGTTGCTAAATTACCACAACCAATTAAATCATATCCTGATTTACCTGTAAACTTTATTGTACGATTTGATACATAATCTTATATTTATATTTAAAAACAAAAAGAATGTCAAAAATTTTAGACTTATACGAAGCAAATAAATCAGCACTTGGTGTTGATAAGATTTCATTTGAAGCCGGAGTAAACGCAAAAACTCCATATACAACCAACGATTTAAAAAAAGCAGATGACCAAGTTTTAACTGCAGCAAAATTTAAAGTGGGTAGAGGTGGTGATGTTAGTGAAAAAAAGTATTCCGATACTATGGTAAAAAAATAAAAAAACTTAATGGTTAAAAAAGTTACAAAAAAAAACAATCCAAAATGGGTTGCACAAAAATATGGATTTAAATCTGGTTTAGAAGAAACCATTTCTCAACAAATAGAGTCACAAGGAATTAAAGTAGAGTACGAAACTGAAAAGGTTCCATATATAATTCCTGCATCCACTCACCACTATCATCCCGATTTCAAATTACCTAATGGTATTAGAATAGAGACAAAGGGTAGGTTTGTGGCAGCTGACCGTAAGAAACACTTATTGGTTAAAGAACAAAACCCAAATATGGATATTCGGTTTGTATTTTCCAATTCAAAGAACAAAATCACCAAAAAGTCTAAAACGACCTATGGAGATTGGTGTGAAAAAAACGGATATAAGTATGCGGACAAAATCATCCCAAATGAGTGGTTTTTAGAGGAAAATAGACCATAAAATATTTGGAAATATCAAATATTTGTCGTATATTTAAGTCGTGTTGAAGCAAAATGATAAGAATATAGTCGTATCTACCCTTACTGGTATTTTGGGTAGTTATCTCAATCTCAAAGGGAATGAGTTAGCATTTTATTGTCCTTTCTGTAATCACCACAAACAAAAACTCCAAGTTAATACGGAAACCCAAAAATGGCATTGTTGGACTTGCAATAGTGGTGGTAAGAAATTGACCTCATTATTAAAAAAGTTAGATGTTGATAGAAAGGTTATTTCGGTTATTAGAGAGATATACGGAGATAGCAATTATAACCCACTTTTAGAGGATGCCGATACAAAGGTGTTCATTTCCCTACCAAAAGAATTTATTAGTCTTAGTGAGGTTCCTAAAGGGTTTAATCCAGAATATAAACACGCAATACATTACCTTACTCAAAGAGGGATAGGTATTAAAGATATAATCAAATATAACATAGGATATTGTAAAGAAGGATTGTATGGACAACGAGTAATTATACCATCATACAATTCCGATGGCACATTAAATTACTTTGTTTCTCGTTCGTATTATCCAGAGAACAAAATGAAATACAAAAATCCTCCAATCAGTAAAAATGTAATATGTTTTGACTCCCAAGTAAATTGGAACGAACCGATTATACTATGTGAGGGTGTATTTGATGCAATCACAATTAAAAGAAATGCAATTCCATTATTAGGTAAATTTCCATCAAGAATATTGGTTGAAAAAATCTTTATGAGTGGAATTACCGATATTATTATTTCATTAGACAACGATGCAATAAATGAGGCACTTAAAGCTGCCGAATATTTTAGAAAACAAGGTATTCATGTAAAAATGATGTATCTTAAAGACAAAGATGCCGCCGATATGGGGTATGAAAAATTCTATGAGGAATTAAAGAAAACCAAAGAGTTTTCTCCCGAAGAATTATTATTAAACAAAATAAACTCACTATGAGTAGTAAATTAAAAACAATTTACCACATTGCCGATGTTCATATCCGTAATGTAAAAAGACACAAAGAGTATAGACAGGTATTTGAAAAAATGTTTGAGGAAATCCGTAAAAGAGGAACCGAAGATGCAATTATATATTTAGCAGGTGATATCGCCCACGCTAAATTAGAAATGTCACCAGAATTAGTCAACGAAATAAGTTGGTTATTCAAAGAGTGTGCTAAAACTTGTCCTACAATTCTTATTACCGGAAATCACGATTGTAATATGAACAATATGGATAGAATGG